GAGATGCTCAGGAGTCTCGTGGGCTCGGAGATGTGTATAAGAGACAGGGATAAGTCCGTTTATGGAGGCTACGGAAAGCAATACAAGTCGCAGGAAGCTAGAAGTCATGTCGACGGTCACTGAGCATTCGGCGGATATCGGTGCCGAGCTCAGCGACACCATTACCGTATCGGGATTCCCTGCGGATCATGGCCAGTATGCCGGCAACGAAGAGTATGAGTTCGCGGCGGATCGGCCGTATGCGACGGTGAGCGTATGGTGGTCCGGCGATCCCGACAACCCCTCCAACGATGAGGCGTACAAGCCATCCGGGGGAGAGGTTCCCACGGAAGACGACAACCACCGGTTGCTGGCCACCTGGGAGATTCCCGCGATGAACGGCACGTTCAAAATCGGCGCCGGGGCGTTGGACGCGCATGGCGCTCCTATGTATCTGACCGCCGAACGGCCTGGGTGGTACGTGTTCGTCTGGCGGTTCGAGGGGGATGACCGTGTTTCCCCGGCGTCCAGCCGGTATGACGATGCCTGGGAGCGTGTGCGGGTGTTGCCCCCATGCGAGTCGGAGAAACCGTGCGAACCGGAGAAACCCGAGACGCCGCCGGCGCCGGCGGAGGCAACCACGCCCAACCCTCGCCCGTCACTGCCCGTCACGGGTGGCGATGTGTCGCTTGCCTCGGTTCTGGCCGTGTCAGCTCTGGCGATAGGCGCCATACTGTCCATCGTCGTTCGGTGGCGTCGTCGCTATGACCGATTCAAGCACTGGACGATGCGCTGGCCGATACGTTGACCCGCTGCGGCATGATGCCGATGATGTCGGCTGGATGGTGAACCACACTCCGCTTCTGAGCAGAAGAACGGGAGCTGGGCACGAAGTCGATCGTAACATACGACTTGTGCCCGGCTTCCGCTTCGTTGAGAAACTTCACGCCTGTCGCCTCCCGTGGATTAGACAACTGAAGATCCGCGATGAAAATGACGAGACGTTTATGATCGCCGACTTCCCTGGGCACCGTAGCTGCCTGATCGCCTTTCATCCATATCGCCACGGTAAACGGAAAGGTCGCTGATTTCGGTACCGAAATCAGCGACCATATAACCACGTTCGTAGCGGGGCATGGATTTGAACCATGGACCTCTGGGAACATGGTTGCCCAGAGGAACATGGTTCAAATCCATGACGGCCGATTATCGGCGTTTATTCTAGCTGCGTGACCGGTCTTGTGGTGTGATGGTGCGCCATGGGTATGAAACGAACGCCACCGCCGGCGTCATGGGCGGAAGACATCAATGATTGGCTTGAATCTCTGAAGGCGGCCGGTCTCAGCGATGAGACGGTGCGTTGCCGGCGCTGCAAGATGACCAAGGCCGCACGTGACCTGGCAAAGACGCCTTTGGAAGTCACGGCCGAAGACATGGTGCATTGGATGGCGGCGCAGAAATGGAAACCGGAAAGCCGCAAGGGGTACAGAAACACGCTGAGCAGCTTCTACGGGTGGATGCACGCCACCGGACGGCGTGGCGACGATCCGAGCGAAGAACTGCCGAAAATCAAACGACCGAAACCAAAGCCGAGGCCGTGCCCAGACAAGTACATCATCGCCGCTCTGCACAAGGCCACCGAGCGTGAGCGGGTCATGGTCAGACTGGCGGCGGAGTGCGGATTGAGGCGCGGCGAGATAGCGAAGGTGCACAGCCGCGACGTGATGGACGACCTTTTAGGCAAATCGCTGATAATCACCGGCAAGGGCGACAAGCAGCGTATCGTGCCGCTGCCGGACGATCTGGCCGATTACATCGAGCATTGCGGCGGCTGGCTGCTTCCCGGACGCTGGGGCGGGCATGTCGAACAGAGCTATGTGAACCGTCATATCTCGAAGCTGCTGCCGGCCGGCTGGGGGTGCCATAGCCTGCGACACAGGTACGCCACGAAGACCTATGAGCAGACGCACGACCTGTTCCTGGTCGCGCGTCTGCTCGGGCATGCGTCGGTCGAGACCACGCAGATATACGTGGCCATGCCTGACTCGCGACTGCGTGAGGCGCTGGACGCGGTTATCCTGGGAGCCTAGCTTTGCGTCTGCGGCTGTGGCCGCCACGCTGCTCAAACAGGCCTAAATTTCAGACGATGCGTTTCATGGCTTCGATGAGGCGGGTGGCCCAGGGTGCGGTCTTGCTGCCGAACTTGAAGCACGGTATCGTGCTGCCTGTGGCCTGCTTGTAGGCGTTCTGGATGGCGGTCACCTCGTCGGGGTGGCTGAGGTTGTGGATGTGGGAGCCGTCCCAGTAGACCAGTCGGTTTTCGTCGTTTGGTTGGATGATTGCGGCAACCATTTCTAAGTCTCCTTCGGTGTAGTCCGGCGAGCCGGTCGCCAGAATGTTGTTGGCCTGGTCGATGATTTCCTGCCAGCGCAGGGGGTTCGGGCATTTGTCCGGGCAGGCCGGGTGCGTGTAGGGGTAGATTTCGCGGTGCAGTCTGACGTTCTGGCCGTGCACGAGCCGTTTCCAGCCGTATCGTCGAGCGATGTCGGCGCACAGGCGGGCCGATGCGGCAACGCAGGCGTCGGTGTTGGCCGCGAGGGAATAGCCGCCCTCGTGCTCGATGCTGATGCTGGCGCTGTTGCCGTAGCTGCCGTTGCCGTCGCACCACGCGGTGTTCGACTCGTCCACGTACTGGTGAACCTCGCCGGCCGGCCCGACGCCGTATGTGCTCGAAGCCTGATAGTCGGGGCGTTGGAATATCCGGTCGGTGCCGGCCAGGTATCCGGCCATGATATGCATGGTGATGTATTGCACGCTTTGGGCGCGGCCCGCCGTGTAGTTCGACGAGCCCACCCATAGCGCGCCGGCGTATCCGGTCACTGGTCCTCCTTGTGCAGGTCGGCGAGCCATGCGGCGGTGAGCACCTTCAGTTCGCCGTCCGTCAGTCCCTCGGTAGCCGGTGTCGTGGAGGCTTCGGCGTTCCGCTGCGCGGCCACGGCGGTCTCGCTGTGGTCGGCCGTGGTGATCTGTTTCGCGGCGGCCTTCTCCCGCACGGTCACGTCGTGACCTATGGCGGCCTGCGGCGTGATGACGTTATGACGCCACCACGTCCACAGCGTCACAGCGAACGCGAGCACGGCGCTCACCGCTGTACCCGCCTGGCTGTCCGTGAACGGCAGCGGGTTTATGCCGGCCAGTGCGAGTGCCGCGTTGGTGGTGGTGACCAACGACGCGGCCAGCACGCCGACGCTCTTGATTCGTTCCGTGGTCAACTGTTTCATTGTTTTTCCTTTCATTGGTGGTTAATCATGGTCGAACAGTCCGTCTGGTGGTTCCGGCGGCGGTGGCGGCGAGCGGCGGTAGATGGCGTCCACCAGTTCGCGGTTCCACTGCCACAGCAGGGCGTTGTCTGTCTGCATCTGCTGGGCGAGCCGGTACGCCTCCATGCGGTCGCGTGCGGCGGTCACGAGCTGCTGGGCGAACGCGCCCAGCACGGCCGCGACGACGCCGACGATGGCTGTCAACAGGTCCTCGTTCATATAATCCTTTCGTTGGGCTATGGATCACAGGGTTATGAGTTCGGTCACTATGTGGGTCCGAGCAGTAACAACGGCGCTATCGCGATTCCGTTTGAGCGCGCGCACGCGACCGCTCCGCGAACAATTCTGTTGACGCAATCACGAGTCGTGGATGCCGTTGACCTGAATTTCACGCCAATGGTCTGGAGTAGAACAAAGGATAATTTCCAAATTCGTCTGAAGAACAGGAATGCAACATGGGCCGGAGTCCAGCCGTTCGAGTGTAGCTGGATGGCAATTTGGCCGGTCGGCTAAATGTCACCATCCGGTGGGCGCACATCCCGGACGGCGTGACATTCAGCTGACGCTTTTGCCCCACGCGACGATCCAGTTCACGCGCACGTTGCCCGTGAACGCGGTGGGAGACATTACGTCCAGACGATTCTCGGTATGGCGCGTGGTCAGCCCCTCGGAGAGTCCGGCGGCGGCATCCCCGTTCGTGACGCCCACGAACACTTCGTTGTCCCATGCCCGTCCGAATCGTTCCTGGAACTGCGCGTCGGTCCACAGCGTCGCATAGACGACGCCGTGGCCGCGCAGGACAGAGGAGCCGGTGGACCAATAACCCTGTGTCAGTTGGTTCCGCAGACTGTCAAGCATGGCGCCGGTCGCGTAAGGGAGCCACGCGGTGCCGTTGTAGTAGTACGGGCCGTTGTTCGCGGTCGTCGTGTCGGCGGTCACGTAGCCGGTCTGGCCTGTCACGCCGGTTTGCGCCGCCAATGCCTCGAGCGTGGTAGCGATGACGGGTTTCACGCCGGCGGGCGTGTTTCGTGAATCAACCTCGGTCAATGCGGTTTCGATGCCCTCGGCCATGGTCTTGAACTGTGCTGGCGCGCTTGACACGAGGTCGTCGGCCTCGATGTAGGGCAGGCCGTAGATCGGTGTGGTTTTCATGGTTCCTCCGTGATGGTGGTTGGTTGCTGGTAGCGGGTGACGAGAGAGAGTTCGGCGAGGGTGAGCGCGCACTGCCTCCATATGGCTGGCCATGCTCCCATGCTCGCCCAGGTAATCGCGGTCTCGGCGGCTACGGGTAGTGGCCAGAGTGTGACCTCGTTGCGGAGCCGGGGCCGGCCGTTCGACCATTGGTAGGTGAGGGTGCCGCCGGTGCTGGCCCATGCGCCGCCGGATGCTGGTTTGGCGTCGGCGCCGGCGAGCCGTGAGGCGATGGAACCCTGGATGACGAGCGGCCCGCTGCTGGCGGTGAGGTAGAGGCGGGCGTGCGTGGCGGGGTCGAGTTTCCGGCTGTCGAACACGATGGTGTCCGGGCGCAGTCGCCGGTCCATCGAGACGAGCAGTTGCGCGAACGCCTCCCGTTCGTCGTCCGATGGCGTCCACACGGTGCCGCCGGCTCTGCCCCATACGCCGTCGGAGTTGTCGGCGGAGACCACGTCCGATTCCGCGCTGATGCTGGATTGCGTGATGGTCAGGTTGGCCGGCAGTTTGCCGAGGCCGGTGAAGTCGGTGTCGTGGTCGTCGAATTCCAGGGCGCCGTCCTTGGATTTCGCGGTGTTGCCCTGGATGGTGATTTGGGTGACGGGTTCGGGGATGATGATGGTCTGGTCGTCGTCGGTGATGATGTCGGCGGCGTCGAGGCCGTCCAGCGTCTCCCCCGTCCAATCGGTCACGGTGAGCCTCGCCGTGTCGTCGATGCCGATGCTTGCGGGCGCGCCGAACGGCATGTAGTCGAGTCGGCTCGCGTCATGGTCGGGGTATTCATACCATATCGGCCACATTCGGGAGTGCGCGTAGAGGCGGTGGAGCAAAGTGAGCTGCGATGGGTAGTCGTCGGTCCGGTAGGGTGCCACGGATGCGGTGGCGTCGAGGCCGTTGGCGTTGGCCTGTGGCGCGTCCGCTTCCCTGGCTCGTCGGTTGAGCTCCGTCAATCGTTCGGCCATGGTGCCGACCCAATGCAGGCCCGTGTAGCGTGCATCGGATGATACGGGCCCTTGTTTCTGCAGTCTTTTCCACAGGATCATGCGGCTGGAGGCGCTGAGCTCCAACAGCCAGCCGTCGCCGCGGGGCCGGGCTTCGCCGCCGTTCTGCACCAGTCCATCGAACAGCGTCGTCGCCGCGCTTGACTTGCCGGACGGGTTGCCGGGCGTGTATGCCTGGTGCATCGCGTCCAAACGCATGCGCTGCGCCGACCATGCGCCCATGTCGTCGCGGAGCATGCCCCATGTGGGTTGCGCCGAGATCTGCACGAGCACGCGCGCGCCGGCCAGGGTGAGGGCGCGGCCGGTGAGCCAGCCGGTCGAGTCGCGTAGCCGGAACGTCATCACGGACGGGTCGGGCTGCTGGTCGATGCCGTCGGTGCCCCACTGGATGCTGAAGCCGTCCAACGCGGCCACGTCGTTGTCGTGGTCGTTGACGGCAACCCAGCCGTCGCCCCAGTCGAGGAACATGAAACACTGCTGCGCCACTAGCTGCCTCGCTTCCGGTCGTAGTCGCGGAGAATCTTCCTGATTTCGCGTGCCACGCCCTCGCGGTCCACGGGCGCGTTGAACGTGACGTTGAAAACGGTGGTCGTACTGGCCGCCTGACTGCCGGCGGTGGTGCCGCCGTTGAACACGACGTTGGATAGGCGGCCGTTGATGCTGCCGATGGTGCGGCGCACGTCGGTGTCGAAGCCGGTGCGCAGGCCTCGTGCGAAGCCCTTCATGATGAGCCGGCCGTTGTTGACGAGCATGATGGCGTCGTAGGCGGGCGGCCCCTTGTGTTCCTTGATCCAGTCGCCGATGCCGCCTATCCAGCCGGTCACGTTGTTCCACATGCTTTTCAGGCCGTCGAGGAAGCCGCTGATGATGCTGGAGCCTGCGTCGTACAGCAGTCTGCCCACGTTGCCGATGGCGGACAGGATGCGGCCGGGCAGTCCGCTGAACCAGCTGACCACGTTGTTCCACGTGTTCTGCGCGAACTGGGCGGCGCTGGAGAAGAACGCGCCTATCCTGCCGGGCAGTGATTGGAAGAATCCGATGATGTTGTTCACGCACGAGCCGATGAAGCTGGTGAAGTTGCTCCATATCTGCCGGCCGCTTTCGGTCTGGGTAAAGAAGTAGACCAGTCCGGCCACCAGGGCGGCTATGAGCGTGATGATCAGCACGATGGGGTTGGCGTTCATGGCCGCGTTGAGCGCCCACTGGGCCACGGACGCGGCCGTGTTGGCGATGCTGAACCCCTGCAACGCGGAGGATACGGCGGTGATGACGCCTGCGACTTTGAACACGGCGAAGCCGGTGCCGATGCCGACCAGGGCGGCGCTGATGGGTTCCGCGTTCGCGCTCACCCAATCGGAGAACGCGGTGAGTTTGCCGGCCACGTCGCCCACGATGCCGGCCGCGCCGCTGAAGGCGTCGCCCAGCGCGGTGCCGGCGGCGGACGCGCCGCCGAACGAGTCGGTGAGCGGCGCGAACTGGGCGAGCACGTCGCCGGCGGCTCCGGCGAGGCTTTTGCAGGTCTCCCACACGTAGCCGAAGATGTCGCTGGCCGTCTGCACCGGGCCCGTGTCGTTGAACGCGGTCATGAAGTCCGTCACGGCGGTTTTCGCGGTGTCGAACGTGTTGGCGGCGGTGTCACGCACGGTGAGCAGGAAGTCGGTTATCGGGCTGTCTTCCTCGATGTTGAACGCCTCGCGCAGTTCCGCGCTGAAGTTGCCGTCCCTGACGAGGGTCATCACGCCTTTCAGGCCGGTTGTGGCCTTGCCGCTGAACGCCGTGATCTTCTCGGCGGCGACGCCCATGGCGGAGGTCACGGCCGGTTTCACGAGGTCGAAGGCGTCGGTGAGGCCGCCGACCACGGACGCTTCGAGGTTGCCCATCGCGCCTTCGATGGTCTTGGTGCTGGTGGCGGCCTCCTTGGCCACGTCGCTCATGCCGAGCTGGATCAGCGCCTGGTTGAACTCGTCGGCGGTGATTTCGCCCTTGGCCATCGCGTCCCTGAAGTTGCCGGTGTACGCGCCGTTGGCGAGCATGGCCTCCTGGAGCTTGCCCGAAGCGCCGGGGATGGCGTCGGCCAGCTGGTTCCAGTTCTCCGTCGTCAGCTTGCCCGCGCCGGCGGTCTGGGTGAGCATCATCGCCACCGATTTGAACGTGTCGGAGTTGCCGCCGGCCACGGCGTTGAGGTTGCCGGCGGCTTCGGTCAGTTCGGTGTAGTTGCCGATGCCGTTTGCGGCGAGCTGGGCGGTGGTGTTCTGGATCGTGGTGAGGTCGTACACGGTGTCGTCCGCGTATTTGCGGGTGGCCTTGGTGGCGGCCTCCACGGCGCTGGTGTCGAGGCCTGCGAAGCTCATGGTGTTCTTGAACTTGTCGGTCGAGTCGCTCATCTCCACGACCGCGCCGCTGAAGTTCCGGAGCGTGTCCCACAGGGCGGTCACGCCCTTCAATGCCGCGCCGCCCATGAAGCTGCCGAACGCGGCGGCCTTGCCGGTCGCCTTCTCGAACGCCTTCACGGCGTCGTTCGCGTTGCCCGTGATGCGCACGGACATGATGGCGCTATGCCCCGCCATTGTCCACCTCCTTTTCGGCTCGTTCCATTTCCTCTGTCAGCAGGCGTATGCCGGTGCCCCAGTCGAGTTCGCTGGCCTCCTCGCGCCATTGCCACGGGGTGCCGCCGAAGCGGCGGGCGAGGATGAAGCTGAGTCGGCCGAGCGAATCGTCGGGCCACGCGGCTAGTTCGTAGGGTCCAGCTGCGCGTCCTCCGTGTCGTCGGGCGTGTTGATCACCACGTCGATGATGCTGTCGAGCCATTGTTCGTAGGGGAGTTTGGTCTTGCCCTGCTGGCGTGCGGCGGTGTAGGCGAAGTAGTAGACGAACCGGATTTTGCAGTTCTCCACGGGCCCCCACCCGTTGGTCTGGGCGTGTTCCTCGGCCTGGCATTGGGCGCGGGCGGTGAGGGTCACGGTGTCCTCGTGGCCGTCCTGGTAGCCGATGGTCGCGGTCTTCTTCAACATGGCTTATGCTCCTTTGACTTGTTTCATGGTTTTCTCCACGAACGCCTCGTATGGTTTCATCCAGGCGTTTTCGCTTCGGGCCACGCCGTTGTTCACGTACAGGCGTGGTTTGATGTGGTGGCCGGGCCACCCGTAGTTGACGGGGCCGGCGTAGGGCACGGCCTTGCGGCCCGCGCGGATCACGCCGGCCTTTTTGGTCGCGCCGGCGCGCAGTGATTTCGAGAGTCTGCCGGTCTTGCCGACGGGGGCGAGGGCCTGCACGGCGGGGAGGGCGATTTCGGCCGCTTCGCGGTTCACGCCCTTGAGTTCGTCCAGGTCGGCGCCGGCCTTGCGCATGGTCTGTACGAACCGTTTCTGGCCGACGACCATAAGGGCCTTGCCGGTGTTCATGCGCTGGCCGGGGCCGTGTAGGTGGTGTGCTTGAGGTTCGTGACGGGGAAGCTGAAGTCGTTGGTGTTCTTCGATTTCACGTCGCCGCCGACGGCCACGGGGGTCACGGTCACGTCGCCGGTCCATTTGATGGCCCCGGTCTTGTTGGGTACGAACTCGAACGGCAGGGTCTCGTTGGCGTGGTCGAAGCACCACACGCTCAGGCCCTCGGCGCTGAAGTCGTCGCCGATGGTGCCTTCCATCGTCCATGTGGTGGATGTGTTGGCCTCCTGCGATCCGTCCAGATAGGTGGTGGGGTCGTCGCTGGAATTGCTGGGGTTGAGCTGCGCCTTGGTCAGGTCGGCGCTGAAGTCGCGGCCGTTCTTCTCGTCGGTGATGTTGAACGAGCCGGGGCCGAGTGTGCGCACCTTGCTTGCCATGATGGTTCCTTTCAGATGATTTCCAATGGGTTGAGTGTGAGCTGGTAGGCGGCGAGGTCTCCCGCGCCGGAGAGGCTGAGGGTCACGGGCCGTGCCGCCTGGATGTTGAGCTCGTGTTCGGCCATGAGGTCGATGGCCCGCATGACGAGTTCCAAGGCGGGTGCCTGGGTGGCCATGGTGCCGGCGATGACGTCGAGCCGCCACGTGATGTCGGGCTCGTTGCCCCACTTCTCGTAGACGAGTTCTGGCGGTTCGATGAAGACGGCCACCTTGTTCGGCAGGGGGCGGGCCTTCTGCTCGTCTGCCGTGACGATCTGCACGAGGTCGCCTAGGCAGTCTTCGAGCAGGCGGGTGAGCGCGTCGCGTTCCTGGATGACGAGGCTGCTCATCATGCCACCGCCAGACTGCCGGCCATGACGCCCACGGCGTTGAGTTTGGGGTAGACGCTGCGCAGCGGGTCGGTGGACACGCGGAACGGTTCGAGCGTCGAATCGGCGACGCTCATCACGCCGAACCGCGCGTCACGCGAGTTGTAGAGGTCGGCGGCGCACGACACGATGCAGTCGCGGCGCACGTCGGCGGGGCATGTCTGGCCGGCGATGGCGGCGTCCACGTAGGTGGTCGCGGTCCGTATCTTCGCGGTCAGGCGTTCGTTGTCGCCGGCGGGCATGTTCACCTCGTCGCGCAGCAGGGCCACGAGTTCGCTTGTCTCGTCCGTCATGGTCAGGCCGCGAACTTGATGGGGATCAGGCCCGTGGGCAGGGTGGCGGCGACGGCGAGGTAGCCGTACACGCTGTAGCTGTCGGTGAGCTTGGTCGGGTCGGTGGCGGACAGTTGGGTGGGGCCGCCGGATTCCCAGACGGTCACGGCCTCGGGGTCGATGAAGCAGGCGGTGCCGGCCGGCGCGGCGGGCAGCATCTGCACGGGCAGGCGCAGGAAGCGGCCGGCGATGCCGGTCAGGTCGAAGTCGCCCAGCGTGTCGCTGCCGTCGCCGCTCAGGTCGAAGAAGCGGCTGCCGGAGTCCTTGAGGGCCACGAGCGCCTTCATCACGTCCTTGCTGACGCCGAGGCGGGTCAGGTTGACGTTGCGGTCGTCGGCGAGTTCGGCGGCGTCGATGATGAGGCCGGCCCACTGGTCGATGGTCATGGCGTTCAATGCGACGGGCGCGTCGAGTTTGTTGGGGTCGGTGGCCGCGTCGCGCTGGGTGGCGATGGTGTCGTAGAGGAACTGGCGGACCTTGTTCTCGGTGGCTTTCGCGTAGGCGTTGCGCAGGGCCTTCAGCGCGGTGTTGAGCATGGGCGTGGTCGAGCGTTCGATGGTCTGGCGCGACAGGGTGGTGTAGCCGCCGTAGGTGCCCACGGTGGTCACCTTCGTGCCGAACGAGACCTTGCCGAACGCGAGCGTGTCGCCTTCCTTGGCCTGCGCCGTGACGTTGGTGGTGTCGGTCTCCACGACGTTGTATTCCATGCTCATGCCGGTGGAGGGCAGGCTGTCGTGGGTGAGGATGCCCATGATCTTGCGGCGCTGTTCGATCAGTCGCAGGTCGTCCGCGATCCAGGTGCTGGTGTTGCCGGTGTTGCCGGTCACGATCAGGTCGCGGCCTTCGCGGTACAGGTTCACGGCCGCTTCGTCGCCGTCCACGAGGGCGCGCAGGTATTCGCCCGCGTTGCGGTATTCGCCGCCCATCGTCTTGCGTTCGGGTGCCGTGCCCTTGGCCAGCGCGGCCTTCATGCCACGCTGTTCCTCCTGGATGCCGTCGAGCATGGCGCGCAGTTCCTCGTCCATGTGGTTCTCCTTCTGGTTGTCGGTTTGGTTGTTTCCGGTTTCGGACATGTTTTCGTGGGCTTGTTCGCGCTGGCCGGTGATGACCGCGTTCGGATACGCGGGGATGCCGGTGACGGCCACCTCGAACAGATCGACCTTGCGTCGATGCACCTCGGTGACGCCGTCGTCGGCGGCCACGTTGCGGTTGTCCACGGGGATGAAGCCGACGCTGAACCCGTCGTAGACGCCTTCGCGCACGAGTTGGATGGCCTCGCGCGCGGCCTGGGTGCCGGCGAGCTTCGCGGTGATGTGCAGGCCGTCCGCCTCGGCGTCCATGCTGGTGACGCGGCCGATGAGCTCGCCGTGCTGCCGGCTGATTTTCACGCTGTCGCGCGAGCCGAAGTCGGTGTCCGGGTCGAACACCTCGGCGTAGTCGCCCCATAGGGCGTACCTGGTGTTGAACGGCACGGCGATGCCGGTCAGGATGCTGCCGTCCCCGTCTTCCGCGTCCCTTACCTGGATGCCGCGCACGTCGAGCGTGCGCCGTTCCATCAGTCTGTCGTTCACTGTTGGTTCTCCTTCACTGGTTCCGGTGTGGATGCCAACGGGGGCAGTCCCCGGTCGGCGCGCACCTCGTCCACGGTCATCCACTGGTGTTCCAAAGCGCTGGCGTAGGCCGCGTACCGTTCGCTGGTGTTCGTGCGGCCGCTCGAATCCCAGTCGAACCGCGCCTCGCGGCCGCGCGGCAGAAGACGGTTGAACAGTTCCTCGATCTCGCCCGCGTAGGCGGCCAGCGTGTAGTCCGCGAACTCGATCCAGCTTTGTTCGATGTTCTGATAGGTCAGGTTGCTGCCATCGACGGCCGCGAGCATGATGGACGCGGGAATGCCCAACAGCCGCGCGATCTGGGTCGTGTCGAACTTCTGGGTCTCCAGAAACTGCAAATCGGCGGGCTTGAGGTCGAGGGGCACGTATTTCAGGCCATCGGAGACGAAGCGCACCTGGCCGGCCTGGCCGTCCTTGCCCCAGTCGTCCTTCAACGCCTTCAACGTGGGAAGGCTGACCTTCTGCTCGGTGGTCACATAGCCCTTGATGTTGCTGGAATCGGTGTAGAACTTGGCCTTGTAGTCGCGGGCCATCTGCGCGGACTCGACCTCTTCGCGGGCCGCGCCGATGGGCCCCAGGCCCCTGAGCCGTCCGGGCACGTTGAGGAACTTGCAGTGCACGATGTCGTCGGGCGTGTAGTCGCGGCCGAGGTAGCCGTAGCGCAGGCGCGGGCTCGCGGGGTCGTGGCCGTCGTCGCTGACGGTCACGAGCTGCGGGGGCAGCACCTCGCAGGTCACGATTTCGCCGCCGTATCTCACCAGGCGGATGAAGGCGTTGCCGTCGAGGACCATCGATGCCACTATGTCGGCGAGGAAGTCACGGCGTGAACGGTTGATGTCGGGGCGCTGGACGAGCGCGCTGACGGTATCGAGCTTGATGCCGTTGCGGGTCTCGTTGATCGGCAGGCCGGTGATGGCTGTCTGCAGCACCTGCACGCCACGGAACACGGTGGACAGGGCTGTCTCTTATACACATCTGACGCTGCCGACGATATGCAGTGTGTAG